ATGGTGCAAGGGGCAGCCGCAAGCCTTCAGCGACAAGACGGGAAAACCCGACACGCGCGGCGCTTACGGCCTGCACGGCCAGGAAATGATCGCCTGGCTCACGCATCTCCAGCACGCACGCGGCAAGAACATCTGGTTTGTCGGCATCCTCGACGAAAAGCTGGATGATTTTAACCGCCGCTTCTTTCAGCCGCAGATTGAAGGCTCGAAAACGGGGTTGGAGCTTCCTGGCATCGTCGATCAGGTCATCACCATGGCCGAATTGAAGGCCGACGACGAAACGCCGTATCGCGCCTTCGTCTGCCACACGCTCAATCCTTACGGCTTCCCCGCCAAGGATCGCAGCGGTCGGCTCGACATGGTCGAAGAACCGCACCTCGGACGCCTGATGGAAAAAATCGCCGGAGCGGCCAAGCCCGCCGCCGAGCGCCTGACCTACGTCCGCCCCCAGCAACCTGACACCCAGCAAAACCAAGGAGAATAACCATGTCCGTATGGAAAGATTTCAGCAACGCCGAAGATCAGCAGTCTTTCGACGTCATCCCCAAAGGCACCATTGCCCGCGTGCGTATGACGATCAAGCCTGGCGGCTACAATGATCCCGATCAAGGCTGGACGGGCGGCTACGCCACGCTCGGCGACAGCGGCGCGGTTTACCTCAACTGCGAATTCGTCGTCACCGAAGGGCCGTTCGCGCGGCGCAAGGTCTGGAGCCTGATCGGCCTGCACAGCCCGAAAGGCCCGACCTACGCCAACATGGGACGCTCTTTCATCAAGGGCATCCTCAACTCTGCCCGTGGGTTTTCTGCCAAGGACGACAGCCCGCAGGCAGTGCAAGCCCGCCGCATCAACGGAATCGGCGATCTGGACGGTATCGAATTCACCGCCCGCATCGACGTCGAGAAAAACCAGCACGGCGAGGACAAGAACGTCATCAAGACGGCGGTCACCAAGGATTCCAAGGACGCTGGCAAAGGCGGCGGCGGTTCCACACCGCCTGCGGCACAAACCCCGCCCGCCACGGCATCGGCTCCTGCCGCCAATCTTCCCTCCTGGGCGCGATGAGGTGAGGCATGTTGCTGAGACCAAGACAAAAAGAGCTGGTCACGCGCACCGTCGACGCGCTGAACAAGCACGGCAACACGCTGGCCGTCGCGCCCACCGGAGCGGGCAAGACGATCATGCTGTCCGCGATTATCGGCGAAATGTTCAAGCACAAGCCAGGAAAAGCCTGCGTGCTGGCGCACCGCGACGAGCTGACCTTCCAGAACGAGGATAAGTTCAAGCGCGTCAACCCCGATCTCTCGACCAGCGTATTCGACGCTTCGGTCAAATCGTGGAACGGCGAAGTCACGTTCGCCATGGTGCAGACGCTCTCGCGCGAGAACAACCTGTCGGCCATGCCGCCGATGGATATTCTGGTGATCGACGAAGCGCACCATGCCCGCGCGGACAGCTACATGCGCGTGATCGAGCGCGTTAAACAGGCCAACGCTGGCGTGAAATTGCTGGGCATGACCGCCACGCCCAATCGTGGCGACAAGAAAGGCTTGCGTCCGGTTTTCTCGAACGTCTCCGACCAGATCACGGTCAGGGAGTTGATCGCCTCCGGCCACCTTGTGCCGCCGCGCACCTTCGTCATGGACGTGGGCGTGCAGGACGAATTGCGCCAGGTAAAAAAGACCGCCAGCGATTTCGACATGGGAGCCGTGTCGGCGATCATGAACACGCGCCCCATCAACGACGCCGTGGTCAAGCATTGGCATCAAAAAGCCGGAGACCGCAAAACCGTCGTGTTCTGCTCGACCGTCCAGCACGCCGAGGATGTAGCAAAGAGCTTCAATGGCGCGGGCATCCCCACCGTATTTGTCCACGGCCAGATGACGGATGCCGAGCGCAATGCTGTTTTATCGGAATACACGGATGGCGAAGCCCAAGTTATCGTCAACGTCGCTGTGCTGACAGAAGGATGGGATCATCCGCCGACCTCTTGCGTCGTGCTGTTACGTCCCAGCTCGTATAAATCCACGATGATTCAGATGATCGGTCGCGGCCTGCGCACCATTGATCCGGCTGAATATCCCGACATCATCAAAAAGGATTGCATCGTTCTCGACTTCGGTACGTCCACGCTGCTGCACGGATCGCTGGAACAGGATGTCAATCTCGACGACCAGATCGGCGTCGGCGATGCACCCACCAAGGAATGTCCGGAATGCGGCGCAGAGGTTCCTGCCGCCGTGAAGGAATGCCCGCTCTGCGGTTATGAATGGAAGGCGCAGGCCGCCGCGAAAGAACTGGCGGAAAACGGTTTCGTCATGGCCGAGATCGATCTGCTCAAGCGATCCAGCTTCCTGTGGGTCGATTTGCAGCAGAACGACCGCTACTTCCTGGCAACGGGCTTCAATGCCTGGGGCGGCGTGTTCTTCAAGGATGGCGAATGGCATGCCGTGGGCGGCAAGAAAAACCATGCGCCCAAGCTACTGGCGGTCGGGGAACGTATCGTCTGCTTCGCCGCTGCCGATGACTGGCTCAACGTCAACGAAACAGATGAAACGGCACACAAGACGCGCTCCTGGGTGCATCAGCCTGCCACTGACAAACAGCTTCAGTATCTGCCCGATCATCGCAACGACTTCGGCATGACCCGTTACAAGGCGTCGGCGTTGATGACCATGCGCTTCAACCGCGATGGCATCCACCGCGCCATTCAATCCGCGCGAGGTGCTTCATGATCGACGCAACCGACATCGAAAAACAATGCATGGAATGCACGCTCCAGCCGCTTGGCGAGGTTGTGGCCGAAATCGGGATGCATAAACCCTTGGCCGAATATACCCGCGCCGAAGTCATGACGCTGATCGAAGTCGTCGTCGGCAATTACCAGACGTTCCTCGCGTTAAGCCAGCCACGCCATGAAGACACAGGGATTCCATTTTAAATGCTCGATTTCAATCATCGTCCAACGGTCGCCGATCAGATCAACGCGCATATCGACGCCGCGATCCAATCCGTGCGCGCCCAGCAGCCGGAGCGCGAATATCTGGGCGCGTCGCGCCTGGGCGTATCCTGCGCCCGCGCGCTGCAATACGAATACACGAAAACGCCCAAGGACGAGGAATTCAAAGGGCAAACCCTGCGCATTTTCGAGATCGGCCACGCCTTCGAGGCATTGGCGCTGGCATGGCTGCAACAAGCCGGATTTACCGTGTTCACGAAGAAGCACAATGGCGAGGCTTTCGGCTTTTCCGTCGCAGGCGGCAGAATTCGCGGGCATGTGGACGGCATCATCGACGCCGCGCCCGCCGATCTTGGCATGCGCTTTCCCGCCATCTGGGAATGTAAATCGCTCAACGCCAAATCCTGGCGCGATACCGTCAAGAACGGCCTGAAAAAATCTAAGCCGATCTACGCCGCGCAGGTCGCCACCTATCAGGCATACATGGAAGGCAGCGTCCCTGGCATTTCCAAAAACCCCGCATTGTTCACCGCCGTCAATAAGGACACGGCGGAGATTTATCACGAGCTTGTGCCGTTCGATGCTGCTCTGGCGCAGGAAGCCAGCGATCGCGCCGTCAATCTGATCCGCGCGACCGAAGCCGGAGAAGTGTTGCCGCGCGTCGCAATGAACGAAGACCATTTTGAATGCGTCTTCTGCCCTTATCGCGGGCGGTGTTGGCAGGTGACGGCATGACGGGATCGTGGAACGATTTCAACGACGCGCCCGACCAGACCCGTCCGAAGACAGAGGAACGACTGACCTCGGACGATCTGAAAGAGCGCCTGCATGGACGCTTGCGCGAGGTGCTGTTCCATCTGCTGCCCAATGGAAAAATCCGCAACGGCAAATTTGTAGTCGGTGACATCCACGGCAACAAGGGTGATAGCCTTTCCATCGAGCTGTCCGGCGCAAAGATCGGCATGTGGCACGACTTTGCCACGGGCGTTGGCGGCGACATTCTTTCGCTCTGGGGAGCTGTTCACGGCCTTGATGTTCGCCATCGCTTTCCCGACATCGTCAGCGCCGTCCATGAATGGCTTGGCACCGCGGCCCGGCCCCTGCCGAAATGCAAGGTGGAAGAAAGCGAGGATTTGGGGCCGCACAGCGCAAAATGGGACTATCTCAACGCACAAGGCGATCTGATCGCCTGCGTGTATCGCTACGACACACCGTCGGGCAAGGAGTTCCGCCCGTGGGACGTGAAAGCGCGCAAGCGCCGCGCGCCAGAGCCAAGACCGCTTTACAACCAACCAGGCATCGCCAGCGCCAACAGCGTCGTTCTTGTCGAGGGTGAAAAATGCGCCGACGCCATGATCGCGCTCGGCATCTGCGCCACAACGGCCATGAACGGTGCAAATGCGCCCGTGGACAAAACCGACTGGTCACCACTTTACGGCAAGCATGTGATGATCTGGCCGGATCACGACGAAGCCGGAAAGCATTATGCCGACGCGGTTGTGGGCAAGTTGCGCACACTCGGCGTGGCATCGATTTCCATTCTGATCCCGCCCGAAGACAAGCCCGAAGGCTGGGACGTGGCCGACGCCGCGCGCGATGGCATGGATGTTCCGGCGTTTCTGGCTTCCGCGCCGCGCATGACCATCCCGCCAGCTTCCGCGCTGCCTGCTTTCAGCGTCGGGCATCTGCTCGATGACGGCAGCCCTATGCCGGACGACATCATTGCCCCGCGCGTACTAACGCCTGGTGGCTTGCTGGTGCTGGGTGGCGCGCCCAAGGTCGGCAAAACCGATTTCATGCTGTCCTTGCTGGCACACATGGCCGCAGGGCTGCCCTTTCTCGGCATGCGCCCCGCAAAACCGCTCAAGATTTTCTTCTTTCAGGCGGAAATCGGCTACCACTATCTGCGCGAACGCCTCCAGCAGATCAATTTCGATCCCAGATTCCTGCCGCTCGTCCGACAAAACCTGATTATCACGCCCCAGGTGCGGATGCTGCTGGATGAAAAAGGCGTTGAGATGGTGCGTGACGCCATCCTGCGCCATTTCGATCCACGGCTGCTCGACATCATCGCCATCGATCCCTTACGCAACGTCTATGACGGCGAAGGCGAAAACGATAACACCGCCATGCTGAACTTTTTGCAGGATCGCGTGGAACGTCTGCGCTTTCTGGTCAATCCCGACCTCGGCATCATCCTTGCCCACCATACCAAGAAGATCAGCAAAAAAATGCTGGAGGATGATCCGTTTCAGGGATTGAGCGGCGCTGGCTCTTTACGCAGTTTCTATTCCACGGGCATGATCCTGTTCCGCCCCGATGAACAGCAAAGCCTGCGCCAGCTCATGTTCGAGCTGCGCAATGGCGAGGCCATCCCGCCCAAATGGGTCGATAAAATAGACGGACGCTGGCGCGAGATGGATCACCATTCCGAGCGTCTTGTGAACAAGGATTACGGGCAACGGCTGGATAACGAGCGCCGTCGTCGTCACGATGTCATCCTGCAATTGCTGTTCGATGAAGGCCGCAAAGGCGCGCTCTATACGCCGAGCCAGTTCTGTCAGGCATTCGAAAACAAGGCGGGTTTGGGCGGCAACCACTCCATCCGCGACCGTATCGATGTGCTGGCCACAAAAGGCTACGTCAAATTCAACAAGGACAACGCCGCCAAGAGCAAATACGGCGTGATGTGCGTCGAGGGCATGGAAGTCCCCACAGGCGAGGAAACGGTCGATCCGGACACGGGCGAGATTTCCAATGACATGCGCCCGCTCTTGCCAACGCATTTCAAGCAGCCTGGCAACGGCGCGATCCTGCCCGTCGAAAACCCCTCCATCTGGGTCTATCCGGAGGAGGAAGCTGCATGATTTTACACCGTCAATCTGGCCCAGATTTCCTCAATCTGAAATCTGCCGCAATCTGCAATCGCTCTGAAAGCCTTTATTTACAAGGTTGTTCGGCACGTTCCCAGATTGACGCGCAATCTGGCCGTCAATCTAGAAATCTGGCGCAAGCCTTTGTTCTTTCACGCATTACGCGCCGCCCCAGATTCTGGAGAAACTCCCCACATTACATGTGGGTGAAACCGCAAGCGTTTTGCCCGCATGTGGATGCGTTTTCTCCGGCCCAGATTTTCCCACCCCGAACCGGAGGATGCCGCCCATGACCCACGCCCCCATAAACCCCACCTTGCTTTGCCTCGACCTCGGAACCGCAACCGGATGGGCGCTGCTCAACGAATACGGCTCTATCGCCAGCGGGACGGCTCAATTCAAACCGCGCCGTTTCGAGGGCGGCGGCATGCGCTATCTGCGCTTTAAACGCTGGCTGACGGAAACCAAGAACATCACGGGGCAAATCGATGCCGTGTATTTCGAGGAAGTCCGCCGCCATGTCGGCGTTGATGCCGCCCACGCTTACGGCGGCTTTCTCGCCCACCTCACGGCCTGGTGCGAACACCACGCCATCCCCTACGAGGGCGTTCCGGTCGGCACGATCAAACGCTTCATCACAGGCAAAGGCAATGCCGACAAGGATGCCGTGATCGCTGCGATCAAAGCGCGCGGCCACACGCCGGAGGACGACAACGAGGCCGACGCACTGGCCATCCTCTATTGGGCCAAGCAACAGCACACGGAACAGCGAGGCGCGTAATGGAAAAATGGACAGCAAAGATGGTCGCCGACCGCCTGGAAGAATCCATCCGGACGCTGCGCCGCCTCCCGCCCGTCAAGGTGCAGGGATATTTCAACCTGTGGCCTGCCATCAAATACACCGACATGGAAGTCCTGCAGATGGAGAAGCTGCCGATGCGTCTGCGCGCGCTGCCGGATGCCATCGACCGCATGGAGGAAACGCTGGGTTGGATGACGTGGCTGGAGGTTGAGGAACGCAAGCTGGTGTGGAAGCGTGCCGCGCGCGTGCG